ATTCTTGAAAGCAACGGCCTCGAAGAGAAGGCTGAGGAAATGAAAAAAATGTTCTAGGTAAATTTTTTTACCCGCATAACTCGCAAGTGAGTGTTTCACGTGAAACACAACACGCAGATGAAAGGAGCGTATTTGTATGAAGGAAGTATTAAGGAAGTTGAGAAACTTAGAGGCAGAAATGGAGGAGGCAGAGAAACAGTCGGAATACTGGATGCAGGAAGAACACCTGGATATGGAAAAGTCAAACAGCTACGAAGCTGAGGCAGACAGACTGTATGAGGAAGTGTATAAGCTGAGCAACCAGGTGGCAGATTTCATCGTAAGCCTCACTTCCGGTCAGATTGACAAGGTAATGGCAATGACAATGATGCGTCAGAGAAGAGAAGATGTCGAGAGAATCTTGGAAGCAGCATAGGAGGTGAGCAGATATGATGAAGGCAGAATTTGAGGCAATGGCCGGTAAATCAGTTACAGATGAAGAATACAAGGTTATCGAGGCAGTTTACACCTGGCATCCGGCAATCAATGACACGACCGGTAAGGATCAGATGAAAACTCTTTATACGCAGTTTGGATTTGGCGTAATTAGAGGGATGCTCCCGGTAGCAGAGAAAATGGAAAAGCTGGACGGAGAGAGAAGAGAGCTGCTGGCTCAGTTGGACACAATAAAAATAAGAGAAGGACTTCTTGCTGTTGGTGATATGGAACTTGAGGAGACGATAGAAAAAGTCAACGAGCTATATATGAAAGCCAACACGGAGGAGGAGTTCGAGCAGATGATGAAAAGCCTTGACGTAAGAAATGAGATAAAAAGCATAGCAAGAAAAGTGATCGGGTGTTAGGAGGTGAGCAGGTGTACGACTACGACGGCGATATGGGTTATTTTCAGAGACAGCTCGAAAGAGCAGGGATCGGCCAGGAAGAGGTTGATATGAATAACTACGCAGGACTGACAGCAAGAGAGTTGCAGAGCATTGTTGACGGTGCAATTAAGACAAAGCGGATCAGAGAAGCAAAGAAGGAGGCGTAAGGCTATGGCATTATTAGAGGTTAAGACAGAATGGGCGGTGTATAAGGATTGCTTCCTGCAAGTGGCAAGATACCAGGCAGACAACAGCAGGGCAATCGAGATTTGGAACAACGAGGACGGACCTATTGCAAGAATCACGGCATGTATCACAGGAAGCGGACTTGCAGAGGATGAGACAGTGATCGACACGAATAATTGCCCTTGGGCGATGGAGTTTATCAAGCAGCACGGTTTCGGGCAGGCCACCGGCAGAATGGTAAAAAGCGGTTACTGCACATATCCGGTAGTAAAGCTGGATATTGAGAAAATCGGTGAGTATTTGGAGGTGGCGTAATGGAAAGAGTGTATTTCAGTATCAATGAGGCCGGAGCAAAGACGGCAAACGATATGATGTCATTCAGCGAGTATAAGACCGGGAGCAAGACTGCTGGTTACAAGGCACAGGTCGATAAAGCATACGAGCTGGCAGAGAAGGTAATCGAGGCAAGACCATCCGAAGAGGAAAGAGTGTCGAAGCTCTGCGAGAGATATTCGAGACGACTGGCTCAGAACATCAACAAGGATATTCAGATCGGCATGATGTGCCCGTCGGTAATGATTTCCGGAGCAGGAAACTTCCCGGTCAAAAAGAAGGAAAAGCAGGTAGCTGCATGGGATAAGAACCATGAGGACTATAAAGAGGTTGAGGCAATCCTTGGAAAGATTGAGGCAATTTTTTATGGCAAGGACGTTATCAAGTCTGACGATGAGAACGCAATCGAGAAGCTGCAGGATAAGGTTGACGGATTGAGAGAGGACCAGGAGAGAATGAAGCAGGCCAACAAAGCAATCCGTATGAAGGACAAAGAAAAAGGCGATGCAACGCTGCATGACATGGGATATACAGACGAACAGATCGCCCAGCTGAGAGAACCGGACTTCTGCGGAAGAATCGGTTTTCCGGACTATATGCTGGCGAACAACAACGCCAATATCCGAAGATTGGAAGGAAGAATCAAGAGCCTGCAGAAAACGAAGTCCCAGGGAACACAGGAGAGCGAGAATAAGTTTTTCAAGGTCAAGGAGAATGTGGAGTCTATGAGAATCCAGCTGTTCTTTAAAGGAAAGCCGGAACCGGAGGTAAGAGATATTCTGAAAAGCAATGGGTTCAGATGGGCACCGTCGGTAGGTGCATGGCAGAGACAGCTCAACAATAATGGAAAATATGCGGTAGAGAGAGTTATCAGAGAGCTGGAAGAAATGGAGGCGGCAGAGTGAACATGAAGTTAGAACCGAGAAAGGCTACAGATCGAGGTGGCTGGTTGTGCATGCCACTGGTAATAAACGGACCGGAGGGAAAACCTGGTTGGAAAAAGGTACGTTGCCCGGAATGCGGGACACTCTGCTGGCAGAGACCGGAGGACGCAGGAGTTGTTAAGGCATCACACCTTGACGGTGCGGTATGTACTAAGTGCGCATTAAGAAAGGCGGGTGATGTAGTGTGACATTACGAGAGGCAAGCAAAGGAGTAGTTAAATCCGGAGGAGGAACCTATAACATTGGCTTCAACGGTGGAGACGAGACGCAGTTTGACGCTCAGAACCTCAAAGAATTGCAGGAGTGCTGGTCGGAGTTCTGTAAGGATGAAAAAATCAGTCCTGGATGCGTTGATTACGTGGAAAGGGTGAGTTAGTGGAAATTCTGACAAGAGCCATAGCAAATGAATACAGAGACAGAGCGTTGCTCCTGCCGTCTAACGGACTGCAGGACATTGGAGAAAGAAGAAAGTTGAGGGAAGAACTGCAGGCCAGGTGCAATCTAACAGAGCTGCAGGCGGTGAATATCATAAATGGCTTTCATATCCCGGACTATGTGAGAATCGCAGAAGTGAGAGCAGCAAAGGAGGCAGAAGAACATGAGAATTGAGAAAGAAGGATTTGTGTTACACCTGGAAGGAACATGGTGCGAAATCTCAAATAAGTACGCTGTTTTGGAAAGCGGAGATGTAGCAGTAAATGAAGAGGACATTCCTGCAGGGTTTGCAGAAAAGAAACTGGATCGCTATATCGAAACGCACAAGATCAGAGGATATGGAAAGGTTGACGGATGCGTAAAGAGAGTTGCGTGCGACGAAAGAACGAAGGAGTACATTCAGTTGCAGGCAGTAAAGCTGGACGATGATACATACATGGTGCAGGAGTTTGATAATGAGCTGGTATTTATGGGCGAGTTATGGAGCGGATGCAAATATCCGGATGAAGTGCTTGACTGGATGAAGAGCAACTATGAGATTGAGAGCTGTCTGACCGCAGAGGTGTATCGTAGCAGTTTAGGAGATTGCACGAATAACGGCATATCTTCTTACGCAAGAGAATTGTATATCCTGGACGCACAGAAAGGTCCTTTTGAGCCGGACGACATCAGACAGTGCGTGTATATCGAAAAGCGCGAGATTATGGGACAGGAGTATGTTGACTGCAAGCCTGCATACTGCAGGAAGCGCTGGTATATGGCGGGCGGCAATATTCTTTACACATCGGACAGCAGATTCAAACAGATTACCGGGATCAGCTACCCGATAGCGATTCACGACAGATACGAAGGGAGGTAGGAGATATGGTAATTGTCGGGTATTATGCACATGGCAATAAGCATTATGTGGCTTTCAAGGATGAAGCAGATACGAAAGGCAGATTTATGATTACGGACGGATTCCACGACAGACCGGTTACGGAAAGAAACCAGGGAAAGTATGAAGGGTACGTGAAAATCGACAAAGCAGAGTGCAATATCAAGAAGATTATCGGCCGTATTCGTGGTACAAGACCGTGGCATCCGCTTCTGAGATTACTGCAGAAGGAAGCGGGGTAATTTTTTACCCTGGAAACTCGCAAATGTGAGTGTTAGGAAAAAAGAATTTCGCAATAGTAGAACGCATGAGAATTAAATGGAGGTAGAGAAGATGAATGAAATCAGATTAAAGGCTTACGGATTTAGCATGGAGGCAGTAGGCAGTAAAAAGTTTATCGCACAGGAACGAGAGGCATTCTTGGATTTTACAGAAGAAAAGGTATCAAAAGCAGCAATGAAGTTATCCGGGAATGACGCTCGGGCAGAGGTTCATTCACAGGAAGTAAGAAACAGGGAAAACGTCGAACATGGCGAAGATTTGGTAACAATGACACATAAGACAACGCAGCCTATTTCGTTAGAATGGATACAGGAGGTTGTAAGACTTGGGCGTGCCAGGGATTATTTTTCAGAGGGCGACACGATCGATATTGAATTTGACGGAGAAGTTATCCAGCATGACATCATCGGAATTGATGCAGAGAAACTTGTAGACAAGAGCCTTGAACACAGTATCACAATTCAGATGCACGACCTTGTGATGGAGGAAAGACCGTTCGATACAACAGGCGATTATGGCAGTAATGTGTGGGAGACATCAGAATTGAGAAAGTACCTGCAGAGTGAAGAATTTCGTGAGAGATACAAAAAGCTCATTCCTTACCTAACAAAGGTAGTGAAAGAAAATAACAGCGGAGATGATACAGAAGATCTGTTTTTCTTACTGTCGGCGGACGAAGTAGACCCAAAGAAAACGCCGTATAAGTATTACGAAGATGTTACTAACCGGCAGAAGAAAAATGCAGACGGAGAAACAGATTATCACCGCTTGCGCTCGGCTCTTCGTGGCGATTCGTACGGTCCGTGGTACGTGTACTCTAGCGGCGGCGTCAGCGGCGGCGACTACGCCATCAACGCCCTTCGCTGCGCCCCGGCTTGTACCATTGCATAATCATATAATTCCGGCACCCACGGATGCCGGGAAGAAAAAGGAGAGAAAAGAACATGGCAGAAATACAGAATATCAGGATTGAACTTGTAAAGGTCCACCCAAACAATGTGAGAAAAACGTATAACGATATTGAGGAACTTGCGGAGAGCATCAAAGCGAAGGGAATACTTCAAAATTTAACTGTTGTGCCCGACCCACAGGAACCTGGAAAGTATTTGACCGTAATCGGAAACAGAAGATTGACAGCAGCACGCATGGCGGGACTTGAAACTGTTCCCTGCATTGTTTCGGATATGGACGAAAAAGAGCAGACATCTGTAATGCTTTTGGAGAATATACAGAGAAGCGATCTGACCGTATATGAACAGGCACAGGGATTTCAGATGATGCTTGACCTGGGAGAAACAGAGGACACAATCGCTGAAAAGACCGGCTTTAGCAAGAAAACAGTCAGACATCGTTTGAATATCGCAAAGCTGGATTCCAAGACGCTGATGGAGAAAGAGAGACAGGATGGATACCAGCTGTCGCTTACGGATTTGTACG